ACCAAGCTGCTCTTGGCTGGTTATCCAACCCGAAAGTGAAAGCTAAATTGGCTAACACTGCTCGCGTTGGTTCTACCGATAGCGTCATGCTTCTGAACGATCCTTGGAACAACCTCTATGGTTATCGCGCTGAGTTCACAAGCAACGTGCCTTCCACACTTGATCCAGGTGACGGTGGCAACGACGCATCTGCGCTTATATTCGGGGACTTTAGTCAGCTTATGGTTGGCCTTTTTGGATCCCCGTCCATAATCGTGGACCCATACACCAACAGCAAATCAGGTGACGTGGTTATCTCGATCATGCAAGAAGTTGACGTTGCTCTTCGCAACCCAGTTTCTTTCGCGATCACAGATGAAGTATCCACTGCTTGATCTGATTAACGGAACGGGGTGGTGGTTTCGATTGCCACCCCAATCCACCTTGGAGCAAATATGAAGCTAGTTATTTCCAAAAAAACCTTCTCTGCAATTCATGGTCGCAATCTATGGCCTGGTGATAGTGTCGAGCTTCCAGATCATATTGCTGAAAAAATGGTCGCTCGCGGGGAAGCAGAACAAGTTAAAGAAGCAAAGCGCGGTCGCTCTCGCGGGGTGACGCTATCAAATCGCGCTGTTGATGCTGACGAAATAGAAACACCAGAAGGCTAACCAATGGCTGTCGAAACTGCCGACGATCTAGCTGTATTTTTCTCAATCGATGACTTTGGTCTCGCTGGGAGTTACACGCTCAATGGTGGTGCAACCAGCACAATCAATGGCATTTACGACAATGAATTTCTCGAAGTTGATCCGCAAAGCGGCGTTGGCATTGTTTCAGCGGAGCCACGTTTTATGTGCCGATCATCTGATGTGCCTGCTTCTGCTGCTCCTGGCGATGCGCTCGTCGTCAATTCAATAAATTACACTGTTCGCGTTATTCAGCCGGATGGCACTGGCGTCACTACCTTGGTTCTGGAGCGCGACTAATGGCACATCTTAGAAAGCAGCTTCGAGATCGAGCAATCACTGATTTGACCGGATTAACGACCACTGGATCTAATGTTTACGCAAGTCGCGTTTATCCAATGGCTTCTGGCAATCTTCCTGGGCTTTGTGTTTATACACGCGATGAAAGCATCGAGGTTTCGACGATTGTGCCACCTCGAACACAAATGCGCGAATTAAGCCTGGTGATCGAAGGTTATGCAGTATCGACTACAGTTTTAGATGATACGCTCGATCAGATTGCGCTCGAAGTCGAAGAGGCGATGGCTGGCGACATAACGATGAATGGCCTTGCTAAAACAATTAGGCTACAATCTGTCGAGGCTGATTACAGTGATGAAGGTGAGAGGCCAGCAGGCATGGTTCGCCTCATTTATGTGATAGAATATGCAGCAGTCGAGAATGATCTGGAGAATGCAGCATGAAACGTGTGATGGTCTTCCCTCCCAACGGTGGTGAGGGTATAGAGATTTCTGAAGATCGTTTAGATCTTTATGAAAGCCGGGGTTGGACTTCTGACCGCCCTAAATCCGAGCCGATCTTGGCTCAAATCGAAGAAAGCCAGGAGGATTAAGATATGGCGACTTTTGTAGGCTCCGGCGGCACTGTTCTCGTCGGCTCTGATGTAGTGGGTGAGATCCGTTCATGGACTGTAGATGAGACGATGGACCCCATCGAGACCAGTACTATTGGCGACTCATACAGAACCTTTTCCGTTGGAATGAAGGGCTGGAGCGGAACAATGGAAGTGTACTTCGATGACACTGACACCGCTCAACAGGCAATGACTGTCGATAGCTCGATCACTGTTTCTTTCCAGATGGAAGGTAATACAACTGGCGATCATAAATTATCAGGCACTGCTCTGGTAACGGGTCGCTCAGTTACAGCCAGCTTTGACGGCATGACTGAAGCAACTTTAACGGTTCAAGGTACAGGCGCTTTAACTGAAGGCACTGTTGCCTAATCAAAAACGGCAATGGGTGGGGGTGAAATATCTCCCACCTAACGTCAATTTAACGGGAGAAAAATTATGGCTCAAAAGAAAGAGCAAACAAGTGTCGTCGATAGGATCAAAGCTCATTATGATGCTCAAGGCTTACGCGAAATCCGCGTTCCAGAATGGGGTGACGATGATGGGCCGCTTATTATCTTCTCTGCGCCTTTTACTTTGCGCGACCAAGCTAGGATTGATTTTGCTAGTCGCAACAGTGAAAGCCAAATTGATGCGCTTTGCGAAGTTCTTGTTCAAAAGGCATTAGCTGAAGATGGTTCTAAAATGTTCAATGCGGGTGATAAGAAAACATTAAGAGAACACGCTGACATCGAGGTCATTTCGAGAATTTGTACAGAGATAATGGGTTCAAAGACTGAGGAACTGGAAAAAAACTAAGAGAAGACGATCAACGTCAGTTTTTATTTTATATGGCTGATCGTCTGCATAAAACGGTTTCTGAGTTAGAAAGAGAAATGACGTTAACAGAGTTTATTGAGTGGAGCGTTTTTGTTAAACTAGAAGACGAACGCAGCAAAGGTCGAGGCGATGGCGGATCAACAGCTAAAGATAGACTTAACCGCTAAAGATAAAACCGCTGCTGCGTTTCGCGCCCTCAATAATAGGTTAGCGGCTACCAGAAGCGCTGCAATGGCTGTCGGCGGTGCAATCGGGAAAGTCACTTTAGCAGCTAGTGCGCTTGGCGCTGGTTTTGCTGTTGCTACTAAAAAAGCTCTTTCTTTCGCTGATAACATTGCAAAGACTGCCGATAAGGTTGGTATTTCCACTACAGCGCTTCAAAAATATAGATTTGCCGCTGATCTTGCTGGCGTATCGAGCCAAGAATTAGACAACGCTCTTAGGAAACTTCAACAATCGGCTGGTGAGGCCACAACTAAAGGCACTGGCGCTGCTTATGATGCCTTCAATCAATTAGGACTTGGAGCGGATCTTGCAGCAGGTAAGCTCGAAGATGGTGAAGTAAGGTTTAGAGCGGTTGTTCAAGCCTTAGAAAAAGTAGAGAACCAATCACAAAAAGCTGCATTAGCTGCTGCTGTATTTGGTGGACGAATGGGTCCTCAACTTGTCAATTTATTGAACCAAGGCATTGCTGGACTTGATAAAACAGGCAAGAGAGCCGAGGAACTAGGTCTCATAATAAGCGAAGAATTAACGCGAAACAGTGAAAAAGCCATCGACACCATCGCTGAATTGCAAACAACGCTCAAAACAAAATTAGTTGCAACGCTTGTTGAAGCGGCTCCGGCCATAAATGAATTTGGTCAAGAATTATTAAACAACCTTCCGAATATCATTTCAAAGATGCGTGAATTAGCTCAAGTGTTTGGGCTGATTGGTGTTACTGCGACTGATAAAATAAATGCTCTAAATGAGGAAATAGGAAAATTTCAAAAGAGTTTAGATAACCTGTACGCAAAGGCTTCTAGAGGAAAGCGTGATTTAACACCTAAAGAATTGGTCGAGCAAGACCGACTCCTGGCACAGATTGAAAAAAGACAGCTTGCCATCAACGCACTGACAGTGGCTAGAGATAAAGCATTAAGTGATGCGGGGGTTGGTCCAAAGACAGGTGGCGATACTAAAACTACTGGCAAAGATGGCAACATAGCATCTCAAATTGAAGAGGATTTAAGAAATAGAATTATACAAAGCCAACTCCGCTCAAGGCAAATTGCTGAAACTCAAGTCGAGTATATGTATGCCAGCAATCTTCAGAGGGAAAGAGCTCTTAAATTAGAACAAATCATGGCTCAGTTAGATCAGGCCAAAGTGCAATTAAGCGCATCTCAGATGAAGTTGTTGATGGAAGATTTGGACCGAGAGTTTGAATTAAAAGCCATTCTCGAAGAAAAATTAAAAGTAGACGAAGAGCGCAACAAAGCAGCAGAGCGTCAGAAAGAATTGCAACAACAAATCGCTGATATTATGCAAGATGGCATCAGAACAGCCAATGAAGCGATCAGCGGCTTAATTTCTGGCACAATGAAGTGGAAAGATGCCCTTGGATTAGTGCTTAACAAGGTTCTCGATATTGTCACTCAAATGGGTAAAACCAAAAGCGGTGGATTTAGCTTCGATCAATTATTCAAATTAGGAGGCTCTTTCCTAACAAGTATGTTTGGCGCTCCAGCAAATCCAAGCGCAAACATGAGCGGTCCAGAATTGTATTATCACAATGGCGGTATGGTTAATCGCAGATCTGGAATGGGTTTCCGCTCTGATGAGCGTATGATCGTTGCTCGAACAGGCGAGCGTGTATTGAACAGAGGCCAAGCAATGATGGGTGGCGCTGATGGTGGAGTTACACTAAATCAAACGATCAATCTCACAACTGGCATCCAGCAAACGGTTAGAGCAGAGGTTATGTCGTTGGCTCCTCAAATTGCAGCACAAGCAAAAGCAGCAGTGCTAGACGCTAAGAGAAGGGGTGGCGGGTTCTCCGCTGCATTCGCATAATGGCAATAAGTTATCCATTAGCT